GCGCCGGTGTTTCAAATGACAAATTTTAGAAAAGCCGAAAAGAACTTTGCTGAACTTATTTCACTTGAACAGCAAGCCGTTTCGTTCGTTCAGAACGGTCTTAAGATAGTGAACCAAGCTGTTAAAAGTGAATTAAAGCGGAACGGTTACGACCCTGAAGAAGTCCTTCGCGGTCGAATAAAGCTTTCTTCTTCTTCAGCTACTTCAGCGACAGACGAACGTTTTAAAAGCCAAATTTACAGCGTTGACGGTTACGTTATTCTTAAAGTAAAATGGAAACCGAACGGCTTCACGCTTGAAACAAACACGACAGAACAAGCTTCAGCCAATAAGAAGGCGCTGAAGGCCGGATTAAGCCATAAACGCGACGAACGCAAGCTTCAGGCCAAAGAACAAGACGAAGTTAACGTTGACGCCTTGGCGAATAAGAAAATTATTGAAGAAAAAGCTTTGAAAGTCGTCAAATAAAAGTATATTTGAATTCTCCTTTATAATGCTGTTAATTTGTTGTTAACATTTTTTTTTGATTAGACGGAAAAGCCTTCAATTTGAAGGCTTTTTTTATGCGTTATCGTTAAGAAGGTTTCAAATAATACGGTTCGGCTGAAGCGTTAATTTCAAGTTCAGGAACGCCAACGACAAGCGTCATTTTGTTCTTACGGTTCGCGCTGTTGTCGGTCATAAGTGTATTATATTCAATTTGCCAAACAATAACGCCGTCGTGGTTCGTGTCTTGAGTTTCGCGCTTTCTGTCAAAAGGCGTCGCCAAATTGACAATATTAAAGCTTTGAAGCCAAAAATTAAGGGCTTCTTGCAAAGCTTCGCTTTTGCTGACGTATTCCATTGTTTGAAATTCTACAAAAACCGCCGGAAAAGGAAACGCCTTTTCGACGCCTTCTTTTTCGAATTGGTTATTAAAAAGCCTGAAGGTTTTTATTTCAGGAACCTTTTCGGCCAATAATACGGCCAAGGCGTCAAATAATTCTAATTTTGAATTCATCTTAATATACTTTTAATTTCTTTGTCAATTCGTTTCATTATGTTACGCGATAGGGTCGCGCTTTCGCCTATAAATTTCCTTTTTGGCATTTTTCCGGCGCCGGTGTTATGAAAAACCGCGTAAGGAATGTTATAAGCGCCTATTTCAATTTTTTGGAACGTAGCCACCCGAACGCGAATACTTTTGCGCAAATGACCACTTTTGACCAAAATAGCGCGCGGTTTTGGGTTCTTGTCGCGTCGTTTGCGTGCTTGCCACGGTTCAAGCGCTTCGTCTGTAAAACCACCGTCACGAAAACCCTTGACGAAGTGACGCTTTGCAATATTGCCAATTTGAACCGGCAAATTACGCTTCGCAAGCTGAAATTCTCTTATTTTTAGTTGAAAATTAAAAGCCATTTCAATAGTCAATTTCAGCGTCGAAGCTGTCGTTCGTGAATTCGGTCATAACGAAGCCAAGCGGTTCGACGAACTCATAAAAAAAGAAAAGTTCAGGGTCGCCGTTTTGTGGCGCTGGCTTGTAGAAGCTGAAGGCCGTCTTTATACATTTGAAGTCCTTTGGACAAGTCATTTCTTCGCCGTCAAGCTTGAATTCGTCGCCCCTTGGGTGTTTTGCTGTTATCATTTTTCACGAATTAAATTAAACATAGTTTCAAAATAGTCAAAATCTTTTTGAATTAAGCGCGTCGGGTTTGTAAAGACTTCAGTAAACCACATCGTTAAAATTTCCGACGAACCTTGACGGCCGTAATATTTACCAATGTAAGCTTCAAGAAAATTGTCTTTTTTAGTCACTTCGTCAGGCCTGTAACCACGGTTTCCGGTAACTGACGAAAGACGTTCAAGGCTGTCGTTCGCTGTTCTTCGTTCATAAAAGGCCATAATTTTTGAATGAAGTTCAGGGTTTGAATGTTCCATAAAGTGACCGAATTCGTGAAATATTGTTTCAATTCCGTCAGTCGGCGCCAACGTCACGCGGTTAAAAACCTGATTAAAGGACGCGCGAACCTTGCCTTTTATCGAAACGCTGACTTCAGTTTTGGCCGGTTGCCACTTGTTCGAAAACATCGTTTTAAACTGTTCAATTTTCGGCTTCAGGTGTTGAAACTTGTCTTCGTTAGTTCCGTAAACCTTCGTAATTGACAAGTTTTTAAAATTGTCTTCGACTTTCAGAATGTCAATAATTTCAAGTTCAGCCTTCGACATTAAGCGCTCTTTTTTGCGTTCCAAAGCTTTTCGAATTTTAAGGTCTTCGTTGTAAACGCTTAATTTTTCGCGATAAATGTCACCGTCTTCGCGATAATTGATTTTATTCAATTCAGTAACGCGTTCGTTCGAAAGCTTTCGCATTGCGTCAATTTCGTCACTTAAAGCGCTGGCTTCTTTGACAGTTTCAAGGTTCAAAATCTTTTCACCGGCCAGCTTCGCGGTCAATTCGGTCGCCGGAACAACTTCAGGAACCGCCGGAACCAATTCAGGAACGACAACTTTCGGCGCCCTTGGTTTACGCGGAACCTTTGGCTTAACGACAGGAACCGCCGGCGCTGGTTTCACTTGCGGAACAAACGGCAATTCGAAGTTTCCATTAAGCGCGACGGCGTAACGGTCAGCTACTTTAAAATAAGGGTGTACGTCTTCGCGAAAAATGACTTTGTCTTTTCCGGCGTTCATTTGAAAAAGTTCAGGGTTCGGCGTGAATTTCTTGGCCGGACTTGTAAGCGGTTCGTCGCCTTCTTCAAGCTGTTCAGTAATACAACGGCAATTCCAATCGTTAGGCGGAAAATAGTTGTTCCAAAAGTCGTCGCCAACTTCAAAAACAACGCCGTCAAGTTCTTTGTGACTATTTCGAACGCGTTCGTCGCCGACAGTTTCATATTTCAACAGCGGAAAAATGTCTTTTTGGCCTGTAACTTCAAACCATTGACGGCCGGCCATTGCCTGACTTATCGCCGTGTTATATTCAGTATTTAACCAATTTTTATTATAAGTATCGAATATTTCCGTCGCGTGCTTTTTAAATTCGCCAAAAGGAATTTTTTCAGCGCCAGCGAATAAAAAATTACTCATATCGTTGACCTGTTGAAAAGTCTTGGCGCCTGAAAAAACGGCAATATTACGTTCAAAGCCGGCCATAATAAGACCGTCAGCCGTCGAAGTATCAAAGTCAGCATAAGAACCGCCGAAGCCTTCGAAAACGCCTTTGTTAAGACGTTCGCGAATGTCGTTGTAAAGGCCGACCGGCAAAACTTCGCGCGAAATTGAACCGCCGTAAATGTCATTTACAATTTTTTCAATTTCGTCGTCGGTGTAGTCAAGGCCGTTCAATGTTCACAAGTTTTTAAAACGTTAGAATATAGATTTTTGACGCTTTGCATAACTGAAGAAGCTGGCGCGTCCGGTTTCGCAATTTCTTGAATAATTTTGTCTTCAGTCGGAACGCCGAAAGTTTCAAGTAAATAATCGTTCGGAATGTCTTTGTATTTTAGCAACTCGCTGACAATTTTAACCATTTCTTCAAGCGAAATTTTCTGTTCGTTGTCTGACTTGAAATAAGACCCGACAGGCAATAAATTAAGTCGAACGCAAGCCGGAATAATTGTTTCGTTTACGGTTTCTTCAACTAAAACAATATAAGCTTCAATTAAAGACTTCAATAAATTTTCGTGAACGCCAGCGGAACCGGAAAAGGCTTTTTCGTCAGTCGTTCCGGTCTGTAATAAGATACCTTTTGACAATTCAGAATTAACCGTTTGAATAAATTCCTGATAAATTTTGTAAAAGTCGGTCTTTGACGTTTCGACGAATTCAACGCTGTCGTCTTCATTTACGACCGCCCAGCCAGCGCTTCCAATATTGTCAAGCATTTCTTCCATATTGGCGCGCTTAATAGGGTCGTTTATATTGGTTTTGCCAATTCTCAAAGGCATACCAAAAATTTCAGCGCTTTCAGACCAAGCTGAAATAACTTCTTTTTTCTTAATGACCAACGGCGTCGCTTTATGCAAAAGGCCAAGGTTATCGGTTTCGCCGACAGGAATGACCCAATTGACGAATTCAGGCGCGTCGAACGGAACCAAGTCAGTCGAATTCGCCAGCGCCTTTTTTACGCCTTTTCTTTGCTGAACGACGTATTCACGCGGAACAAGTTCGGCGTCTGAAAATATTCCTTCTTTGACGTCTAAAAGCTGAATTAAACTGAAGCCGTAAAATTCTGAATCGACAATATATTTGACCGTTTTCCTGAACCATTTCCTTTTGAACAATTCTGTCGCTTCGTCGTTAACTTCTTCGTCAGCGCCGTAAATATAGAAGTTATTCGCGATAACTTTCAGCCTTATGGTTTGCATTAAAGCAAAAAGGTGAAGGTCAACTTCAATGTCTTTGTAAACGCGAATTAATTCGGTGTTATTTGGCAAAATAACGCTTTCAGCTGAAAGCGTCGCGCTTTGCCATTGAAGAACGCCGGCGCGCTGGCGAAATAACATCGTTTTAAATATTTTTTCGCGAATGGTTTTGGCCTTGCGGTTTTGAGCGTTCCGAAGCGCCTGTTCTTTTCGCTGGTCTTCTTTTACGATATTAACGACGCCGGTCTTTGTAATTTGGTAGTTTAAAATTCTCATTTTTTTAGTAGTTTAATAGTCGTGACTTAATTTCGTTTTTGACTTCCAAGAAATGTCATTTCCGCGCTGTTCGCCGAAGTCACGCTTTGGCAAAAAGTCGGCGTCAACGTTGTTCCTTGGGTTTTGCACCAGCTTAAGCCACGAAACGGAATCGTCGCGCCTTTGAATTCTGAATTCCGGTATATTTCGCGGATTAATACGCGAATGAAGTTCATACAAAGCAATATTAACGACGTGGCGCTTCATTAAGGCGTTACGCTTTTCGCCGGTGTCAAATTTCGTCGCGTCTGAAAACAAGTCTTCGGCGTTCGTGTCAACTTTGGCTGTGTAATAGTTTCCTTCAGTTCCAAGCTTTAAAAAGACCGCTGTCGCGTCGGTTCCGGCCGTGGTGCAACGATAAACGAAGCCGTCTGTCTTTGCTGTCAATTGGCCAACGACGTAAGAAGCGCCTGTTGTGAGTTTTGGCGCTGTTAAGTGAATAAAGTCGCCAGCTTTGAAGGTTTCGCCGTTAAGGTATTCAAGAACCGGAAAAAATATCTTTGAAACGTCGTAACGCCCCGATAAATAAGACGAAATTTCCTGAATAACGTTCGCTTCAGTTTCTTCAATAATGTTTTCGGCGGTCGTACCTTCAGCGCTGGAAAAGGTTACAACGTCAAGGTCTTCTTCGTCAATAAGAAGAAAATAGTCGCGTTTGATTAAAAAAGCCATAATATTAATGTTTTGCCAAATATAACAAAAAAAAACGCCCTAAATTAATAAGGCGTTTATTTTTAATTTATGCGTTTTTGACAGCGCTGGCGTTTGCCTTGGCTTGGTCTTCTTCAGCTTTCTTTTTGGCTTTCGAAGCTTTGTCGTTTTCAGCTTTTTTGGCCTTGGCTTCGGCAAGTTTCGCCTTTTCTTCGTCTGACAGTTCCGGCTTCGCTTCAGCTTTCTTCGGTTCCTGAATTGTCATTTCGTACAATTCGCCAATTTTAAAAGCTTCTTCAAAGTCTTCAGGTTCTTGGCCTTCTTCAAAGTCTTCAGGCGCCACTTCAACACGAAAGCCGTCTTTTAACTTGTCTTTAATTTTTTCGTCAGCTGGAACGAACGAAGCGACGTAAATTCCGCCTTCGGAATGGTCAACGTTAGTACATACGACCGCAAATTTTGTTTTTTTCATTTTACTGTAATTTAGATTAAAATTTTCTTGACTTCAAATATAACAATTTTTATTTAATAAGCGCCTTTTAAACTTCGCGCCCGAATAACCGCTTTTTCGACTGTTCTTGACGACCCGAAGCGTTCAAAGCTTGGTGAAAAGAAATATGTAAAAAAGTAGTCGTTCGCGTCGGTGTTATGACCGTATTTTTCGAACACGACGCCGGTCGTTGAATTCTTTTCCTTTTCCTTATGTTTCGAACCGTCTGAAGCCTGTTTTAAGTATTTATAGTCGCCAATAGTACGAACGCAATTGTCGCCAAAGCTGACTTCAATTCCGTCAAGGCCGTTAAGAACCGCGTTGAACCAATT